CTCATCTGAGCGGCGCGCCGTACCACCATGTGGTGGGAAAACGCAAACATTGCCCAGGATCCATAGGCGCCTAACGGCTGACCTGTGGCCCACTTATATGATTTCTTCTTATAGCGGAATTCTCTTTGAGTTACAAGATTTTTCCACGCTGTACTGTAAGTCTCCGATCCTGTTATCTTATTTAAGATAGCAGCTTGCAATTCAACTGGAAATCGGTCAGTTGCCGAACTTAGGTCATAACTATACAATGGTTTATCTTGTGTAGTCCATGCCTTAAGGTCTTCAACACCCTTTCCTTGATTGAATGTACAATCTTGAGGAAATCTCTTGAGAGTACGTGCAAGGGAGTCATGCAGTGGCTTTAAGGAACACTGAGTCCAGTAGTCTACAATGGCAAAGATTCTAGTCTTTCCACCTCCTTCTTTCTTTAAGGAAAGTTTGGAGTGTAGATAAATGGGTTTAGTGCCCAAAAGCTTTCGCAGTTTATCGAGGTACTCTAGAAAATCCGGAGGATTCCTTCCACCTGTTAATTTTATGACTTCCGAAAGGTGATGATAAACATCATCCGGTAGGGCCATTAAATCCAGGTGAGAAGTGATCGTCGCATTTCCATTGGGTCCTCGTTTACAGCGAAACAACGTTAACGGTTCCGAGAGTTCCTTCAATGGAAGCTTGTAAGGGCTTGCCATTGAAACAATATCTTGGATCAATTCCTCACTAATTCTCTTCCCGACCTTTGTAATGGGGTCGAAGTTGGGATTTGGTTTGGAAACCATATTCCGGTACCATCCAAGCAGTCCTAAGACTGCCTGGGCTCCCTGAGGGGACTTAGTCCCTATAGGAAGCAATACTAAAACTACAGTTGGAAAACCATCTGTTGTTTTTATAAAAGGGTACTTGGGATTTGGTTGGTCTAAGAGCTTGTTAAGAGCAATATGGTAAATCATTTTCAGTCTCTCAACTGTCCATGACGGACCATTTGCATCTACCCATTTGTCAACCTGTTTGAAATAACCGGAAGATACTTTGGATAGGTCGTACCCAGTCTGCAGTTTAATAGACTGTAGTAGAACGCTCCGGGTTAAGTTTAAAGACTTTACCGGGTCTTTTCGTAGGTACTTCTTGTTCATTTTAATGTGATTTAATTTATTAGTCACATCAAATGAGTGCTCTCCGCTGTTCTGCACAACGTGCCTCATTCGAAGGAAGTTGAGACCCCTACGGGCCGGTGCCTATTGGGTATACCCAACAG